GGTGCTCTCTCTGAAATTTGAGTATAGCATCCTTAGAAACGCCGTATCCCAGACGTACCAGTGCAGCTCTGGTCTGGTATTCGAGCCTTTCGGCGTAATGAGTTGTACCGCCGTTAACACGCTTGGTCACCATGAGCTGGTTGTTGTCTTCGGCGTACTTGTTCAATGAGACATGGTCCGGGTTGCCGAAGCCCCAGTACCAGAGAGCCGATAGACCTTCCCAAGGATCGGTTGTGATCTTGCTCGGGTCCTTGGTAAAGTTGGGCGGAGCTGATGCGCCGTAGGCTGCATAATTGGCCAAGGCCCATTTGTAGAACCTCGTGACATTCCCACGGCCGGTAAGCTGTATCGGACCAAAGCCCTTGAACAGTGTTCCGTCGCCCTTTTGCGTATTGCCGAGGTCCTTGCGACCTTCATATTTCTTCTGGGCAGGTGACGGGCCCCAGAGTTCTCGGTCATACTTGAACTCGCCGGACTCGACCATGACCTGGCCAATAAACGAGGACAAGTTGTAAAGTTTGTCCATGCCGAACTGGGCACCGAACTCGTTGACAGATACCACGAAGGAAGCCATGTTAGCCACTTGGGCCTGTGTCGGCTTTCCAATGCAGATGCGCTTTAACTGGCTGACGTCCAGAAGGCTCATGATGTCTCCTTAGGTGATATTCATTTATATCACATTGGTAAATCGAAGTAAACTCTTGGTCATTCTAATAATCACTCGTTCACTCCAGGAAAATTTGATTGATATATTCACACCTAATTTTCCTGGAATATCCTCAGCTTACGATGACTTCGAGGTCGTCTAGATAGATGGAGGTAAAGATCGGACCTGCACCTATCTGAAGTTCAGATTTGACATATATCGTTCCGGCGCCCAGTCCAACGCTTGGCATTGTAAAGGTAGATGTATCGATGTTGAAGGCATGAGGCCCGGACAATACTGTTTCTGTGCCACCAATCTTATGGCAGACCTTATGCGTTTGAGCTGATTGAGCAGAACTCACATCTAGCATCAGAGACACCAGAAAGTTGAACCGGCTTCTTCCAAGCCAAGAAACAGTGACACTTGCTCCAACAGTGATTGCTACTGGAGTTGAGGACCTTGCCCCACCGTTTATCTTCGTGTTATGAGGACGAGGCGGTGACATAATCCGATTTGAAGAAGGGCTGAATGATGATGTGAGCAAGCTGTTAGTTGGCTGACCGCCAGCAAATCCACGATCAGTCAACGTGCTCGATACGAGTTTGAACTGTGGCGAGGTTGTCGGGTAGTCTACAGCCCGACCAACGTAGTTGGTAAAGCCTGACTGGATGATGTGCATGTCACTTGCATCAGCATGGGCTTCAAAGGTTGTATCGATCAAGGCACGATGAACATTGTCAAGGCGCCATGAACCACCGCCCAGATCAACTGCCGTCTCGAATGACAATATCTCATTCCCGAGGAATATGAAAACCATGCCTGCCTTAACGCCACCAATGCCAACAGAAACCAGATGAATTGGGTTGAATACGTTGTCGATGAAGACGCTACCAATTATGCCGGTTGTGTAGCCATCATATTTGGACATCGCGCCAAGGAGTTTGGCACAAGTCGGGAAAGGTGCATTGAGAGTAAAGGCGGCTGCATCCCCATCTCTGAGAACATGGAAAGCGGTTTGCGACTCATTAGCAGGTGTTGGCAAGAACAGAGGATATGCCAGATCATACTGAATGGCCGTTGTTGTATAGTTTAGCCCGGGTCCACGACGGGCCAGAACCAAAGGAGCATTCAGTATGCGCGAGGCTGTTGGTGCCTTTGCAGTAAGATCGAAAGGTGCCGGTGGTTCTACGGCTTCATCATAGAATGGCAGGTTTGCCGAACCTCTGATCTGCCTGACCGTCAGTGTCACAGTGTTCTGATCGATTGGCTGCTTGCGAACAGTCAGCACAACCATTGGCAGATTAAAGAAATTGTACTTGGGCCAGTTGACAAAAATAATGCTGCCGGGATAAAGATCGGCGCCATCACGAGTTGTCGTAAGGATGAAGCTCATTGACGGAACGAGAAGGAAAGCTATGTCTCTTGACAGCAACTTCCTTGCAAGCGTCTTATTCGAAGCGTATGGATAGGAAAAATTGGTTGGCTTCTTCCCATCAACAAGATTGGAGGGGTTCTGCAAAAACACAGTGGTCTCGGCATACTTGGCTTCACGGCTTGTGTAGCTACCTGTTGCCTGATTGATGGTATCTTTCCAACCAGTCTTCTGGTATGACTGCAAGCTTATGATGTTGGAAGGTGAGAACCTTCTTGTCTGATCAGAATAGTCAATGGCATCGGGTCTTACCAGCTCACATGAGATTAATCCGTTCTCGGAGTTCTGGTAGACGATCATGCCAGCTTGATCTTGAAGAGCCTTTATGACAGCCGCAACGGATGTTTCGCGGCCGATCTTGAGGCTACAGAAATTGCCTTCAGAGGCCAATATGATTGCTGCCGCTGTGAATGAAGCTGTGTCGATCTTCGCAAGGTCTGTATTGCCAGAGCCCCAACGATTGGTCATGACATCAACAAGTGCAGAAGCCACATTGACATCTGCATCGAGAATGTTATTTGCGCCGGACAGAGCAAGAGGATTTACGGCCCTTGACACCTCAAAAGAGATATTGCCCATTGGCAAATCAAGACGGATATTTTGGAGAAGAATTGTGGCCACGCCGACATAGCCGGGATAATCAGCTTGCGTGACAAGAGGTTCAGCAGTCTGGCTGTATGAACCACCGCTAAAAGCAACAGACACACCGGACAGGAAAGTTCTGTTCGGGTTCAAAGTAAACGTGGAGCGAGCAGGCCCAACATCACCATCCCAGACTTTGATGTCGCCGACGTAGATGCCAAGGAGATGAACGTCAGGACCAAGGCAGATGCCCATGTGGATGTCTGCAAAATATCCAATTATTGTGGTTGTGGTAGTCGTGTAAGTTGTGGTGACACCAGCATCGTCAGTAACAACTGAAGCCTCAACCTTCGTTTCCGTCAGTGGCTTAAGATTTCCAACCCAAAGTGTGTTGGCATCTGGAACCATTCTACGGCCGATGACCTGCATCACAGGCACGCCAATTTCTGTTTGCGGAATATCCACCGAAACAAGTCGCTCAGAAGTTTCAGTCGACCGTGTCACCCGAATAGAGGACTTGGGAGCTGGCATAGGATTTCTAAAAGTAACAATGCCTGTAGCCATATTAATTGCCTCCCAGCGGCAGATGATTGTTCACTGTGGCGGCGACTTGGCTGTCTCTGACTTTGCCCACTGTATCTATCAGAGTTGTGTAGCTCAGAGAGCTAAAGACATCTTTACTTGGTATAAAGTCAAACCCACCGTAGTTCACAACATTGTTGAACCTGGTCTTGCAATGACCAAGCCGGCTATGATTGCAACCAAGTGTTAGCTCAACTGTATCTCCAACAATGATGTCAAAGAATTTGTAGCCCACGCGAAGAACGTTGACTGCATTGGAGATTATTCCTTGCACCTCGTTTGTTCTGGTGTTTGTCATCTCACCGGAGATAAGCTCATCAAGCAGGTAAACCATGTTGTCGACTGTGATAACTTGGTCCTGGACCTTCGTGACAATTGCCGATACTGTATATGTTGCCCTGACAACCTTGCAGCGAGCATCAAACAAAACATGATTGCATGAGCGCTGATAGAACACAGCAGACATGTTGCTGTTAAGCTCTGTCTGAAACAAAGATGAAGTATTGAGTGTGGCCCAGTCGCCGCTAGCCGAAGCTCCAGAGAATACCCCGACCCATTCGACCTTGTACTGGGTAGAATAGTCATCGCCCTCATGAACACGATACACTGTCACGATGAGTTCTTTTGGGCTCGGCTCAAAGCAGAAGCTGAAAGCCAAATCATCCGTTGATGGAATGTTGAAATCCATCGTGGTCAAACTGTCGATCACGCTTCCGGTGTCGATTGCAGTTCTGGTTATTGGCAACGGGTTGTATACGTTACCGGCTACGGTTATGGGCTCATGATATGAGGTATAGCGCCATGTTCTGAATGGAGCCACAAACTGATAGCATTCGATAGGAGCCCCATCGCTTACTGACTTATCTTTTACAGCGTAGGTCATGCATCCACCGTTCTAATCTTGAATGTTATCTCAGACGAATGGTCGCCATGCTCAATTACAAAATCATCCGCATCAAGTCTGCAGGTATTCACAAACGAGATCAGCAAATCGACATTCGCAGTTATTGCTGAAGCAAGCTTAATGTCAACAGTTTCTGGATTGCCGAGCACGTCGTAATTCATGGTTACTTCATTGACGAGAGAATAGCCTATGGTTGAGCCGCTCTGCCAGCGAATAAAGCGGTGTGTCGGAGAACGCCAATAGTTGAAGAAGTCCACGTTGGTAGACTTAATTGTCGTTGCACCAACAAGTGGAACCTCTGACAAAGGCAGGTCATTCCTGAATGTTGGAACGTAAAATGGCTTCAGCCTGCCACCCAAATAATCAGCAACCGTTCTCCAATAATCAAGCTGTGTCAAGCGATCAAGCTGATAGGTTCTTGACCCACCGATGTACGGCATGAAATAGCTGTAGGCAGCTTGCGGGTCATTTGAGCCAACGTCAAGCCAATTTACATCTTGATTGAAAGCTTCATCTACAGATGTATTTGCGGATGGACGATTGTCAAGAAGTAGCAGACCACCAAGCAAAGTCAATGTTGCAGTCGGCGCACCTGGGCGGATTGGATTGCGGAGACCTTTGCTTATGAGCTGTAGATTGAAATCTCCGTCGATGGCATTCATACGAAGCCCATGGTTTCCGTCAAGACGGAACTCTATTGCAGGGCAAATTCCCCAGTATACTGGGACATCAAATTCAAGCGGTGCTGCCAATACAATGCCATCTATATCAATGGAACTCACAGTCAGCATGACAGTCTTGTCGAGAAGAGGATTGAACAAAGCAATGGCTTCGCCCACGCGAATGTCTGTGTCAAGCGGGTCACAGAATAGCTTGCTTGCTCCAGACACGGCAGCCACAGTCAACCTTGCAGAATACTGGTAGAGCGGATAATAGAATGTGGTTGGTGAATACCTGATAAGCATAGCATAAGCATGCTTGCGATCAAGGTCATCTAGAAGCAGAGCCTGGAAGCTCATGAGCACACGGGGATTGGAACGCAGAGCGGCTCTCTGTTCCTTACCTTTTTCAGCGATGTTCACAACAGTCCGATATTGCCAAACTTCCTTGACTGGGACTTCTGGAACGATAGGAAACGGAAGCGGAACGGACTTCGGCTCCATTACAGCAAGTGCTGAAACCTGTGTGAGCCTGACATCCTGAACTGGAAGGTTGACAACAAGCAGAGCTGTCTCAGTTATACGAACCGGCTGGTTTGGATTGTCAATGACAAGAACAGCTGTCTGGCTTACGTAGTCAGACGAACCTGATGCAATATACGTAAAACCTGCAGCATAGGTCAAGTTCGTGCTTGGCCGAACCACAACAATATCGGCAGGACCGGCTGTTCCAGCTGGGGTGGTGCATGTGATAGAAGTATCGCTAACAACAGTAATACCTGTTGCTGAAACACCATCAAAGGTAACATTCGTGGCAGTGGTAAATCCAGTGCCAGTCAAGGTTACCGCTGTTCCACCGACATCTGGACCTGTTGTCGGCGCCACCAGCGTTATGCCATCAGCTGCAATTGCTGGGTAGCCAAGTTTAAAAGTAAGTTCGCGAATGAATGGGCCAGAGGAAGTTGTGCCCGAGACCTGCTGCAAGCGATACTTCTTATAATAGTTCGTTTCTCCACTCATGGCTGTAACCACAAGTGATGTGGAACCGCCTAGCGTGAATGTTGAACCAACGTCAACCCAGGTGCCGCCGCCTGTATCTTTTTGCCACTTCCAAGTGCCATGGCTTCCTGAACTGTCTTGCGTCCAAGTGAATTCTGTTATAAGAACTTCTGTGCCGAAATCGAGTTCGAGGTATTTGCCGGACTGACCGCTGTTGAAGAAAGTTGTATCACCTGCAGTGCCGTCCAGTATTCTCGTTTTTTCCGCAGTGAAGGCAACATCACCAGTCATAATGATGTAAGCGCGGCGATCACCAGAGCCTTGGAAGCTTCCATACGATGGGGCTATTGCAGCTTGGTCATCAGTCGTTCCGCTGTCCACAAGCAGGAATTCAATTTCTTGCTGGTATGGGCTACTTGACGTCGTGCCAGAAGTCTGAACAAGTTTGTAGTACAGATAGTAACCATCATTTACGCCAGTGCTATTCTGACGCAAATAGTAGACATTGCCAACACTGCCTAAAGGAGCGCCAGCACCAGTGATGTCAACATAAGTAATATCATCTGCAGAACCTTGCAGTTTCCAAGTACTGGTATCTGCGCCACTTGAATAGTAGCGCACAAAGCCAGTTATCATCTTGGCCACGCCGAAGACGAACTTGATTTCCTTAGTCGATTGACCTGCAGTTATTTCAACGCTGTCAGTGAAGTTGTTTGCAAATCCACCGTCAATGAAGTTATTAATTGTGCCGCCATTGAGAGCAAGCGTGGTAGAAATAGTAATCGAGCCAGTTCGGTTTCCCCTGGCTTGATCATTTGTCCATCTTGCATACTTGGCCATGTTAAACCGTCTTTTCTACACGAAGCAAAGCTGCTTCAACTCCGGATTTCGTCCAAGCGGCTGAAGTGTTCGGGTCGACTTCATGAACACCTCCATGGTAAGCATAGCCGGATGTAAGAACCTTGTCAGGCCCCAAACTCACGGCCGCTCCCGACACAAGTGACACCTGGACGTTTCCTGTTCCAGCATCAGAAAGACGAGCAAGTGTGTGGACGAACACGCCCACTATAGAAGCTGTGTTGGCCGGAAGAGTTCCCAATCCAAACTCTGAAACATCGGCAACGACTGCACCGGCAATATATGTTGTGTCGTCATCAGGCGGAACATTGTCAATGCAGTCGTAACCATTTGCCGTGCCGACCTTTGTAAAGTCTGCCGCAGCTGTGTCACTCGTCGGGAAGATAGTCTCCACGCGCTGTGGGCCAAGGAAATCGTTATTGACAGTTCCGGAAGTATCCCATACAACGATGTCATCGAAGTAAAAGTCGATGGTTGCTCCTGAACCGGAACCTTCAAAACAGCCGAAGATCAGCTGAGTGGCCGCAGCGACGCCAAGGTTTTGGTTGGTAAGAACAAATGCAGGTAAGCCATTCACCTGAGCTTCAATCGAACCTACCAGATTGTCGATAACACACTTGACTTCAATATGTGACCAACTGGCTGCTGTTATCAGCGGGTCACTGCGTGCCATCAGAGTTTTTGCAGCCCCTTTGTAGAAGCCCAGAGAGCCATCGCTTTCGACGGTTATCTTCATGATGTTGACGTTGCCAGCATCACGGATTTCCAGACCCCATGTGCCATTGACAGTCGGCAAAGCAGATGGAAAACCACCGAAGCCACAGCCGACTGCAAGCTTTGAGCCACCCAGAACACGACGAGCTGTTGATCGCTCAGTGACGCCTGGTCCGCCAATACACTTCAATGAGTTGGCACCAGTGCGTTTTTGAGTAGTGGAAATTGCTGGAAGGTTTCCGGAACCGTCAGCAAAAGCCGCCCAGGCGCCCTTGAGCATAGCATCACGACCACCGTTAGGTGTCGTGCCATAATGGTCAAAACCCTCTGCCCAAATGATGGTCATTATATAACCCCTAGCATGGTCGCGATTTCATCGCGGTTAAATCGGATAGCATTCATGATTGATCTCTGACCAGCAGCAGTTTCATTTGCCGCAGGCAACATCGATGGGTCGATAACATTTGTCACCGAAACCGGAACATTGACATTGGTAGCCGCCTGCTGGTTGTCATTTGCACGTTGCTGTTTCTTGGTCTCGACAGTAACACGCTCTCCACGATTGGCTCTGAAGGCGACTGGTGTGGTGTCGCGTCCAGCGCCTGTGCCCGGAACTTTGAAACCGCCGCCGCTGTTAAATTCACCGGCATAGAACTGGGCACCGTAGTTTGCGCCCTTACCACCGGAACCTGCTCCTGCACCACCGCCACCGCCAACAGCTTTCATGAGAGCAACTGCTTTTTCAAGTATGCTCACAAGCTTGGCGATGAAGTTGATGACCTTGATGATGATGTAAATCCAGCCCTCAAAGACTGCCTTTACGATTGGTCCAAAGTTATTGCCCAACCAGTTTCCAATGTTGTACCAGCCTGTAGCAATATCACCAATCAACGAGATGAATTTCTTAAGCACAGGTTCTGTATACGACCAGAGAACTTTGATGCCATTCTGCATGACTCTCAAACCTGGGGCCAGATCATCCATCAAGACTGTGCCTATCTTGACAAACAATCCAAGAAGCTTCTGAGCGAGGTTGATGACAGCCTGGAAGATCGGCGTGATAGCCTTACCAAAATATGCAATGAATGCTTTTGCAGAGCTCAGAGCAGTGCTGAACATGCTCACGAGAACATTGCCAAGGAATACGGCGATTTCCTTAATGCGGAGGAATGATATAATCCAGGCACCAAGCTGATAAACGACATTGGCAATCGAGGAGATGACAGAAGTTATTGCTCCCCAGATGTAGCCGAATACCATCTTGGTAACTTCCCATACTTTGAGAAGGACTTCATTCGTCAGGCCGAGCTCATTCCTGAAGTAGATGATGGCGCCTATTGCAACGACAATCAAGGCTGCAACAAGAACAAACGGATTGGACCACAGCGCAGCATTAAAGGCTGCAATTACCGGAATGACAAGTCGCAGCGTGGCCGCCATGTCACGAAGACCTGTGACCACCAGACCAAGAGCAAGCCGACCGCCAAGGAATGCGAGTGACGCAGCAACGGGCGAAAGTATGAGAGCCAGTATGCCAAAGTTGTTTGCGATTGCAAGAATGAGGTAGGCAATACCACTGAACAGTCCAGTCGAAGTCTGGATTTTGCCGATGAAGTCCGTCCAGTTGTTGCCAAGAACGATGAGAGCCATTCCGATAGTCGGCGTCAGCTTCGAGAAATCTGAGTTGATGGAATTAGCTGCTTCTTCAAAAGCAGTCTTAAGTCGGTCAACGGAAATCTTACCTTCTTTTGAAAGGCTATACAGCTCAGCTCTGGTCACACCCAACGACTTCTGGATGATATTGGCAACGTAAGGCAGGCCTTCAAGAACGGACCTAAATTCATCACCGTCAAGCTTGCCTTTATTGAGAGCCTGCGAGAACTGATAAACAGCTTGCGAAGTGGTCTGCATCGATGAGCCGGAAAGCACAGCGGCTTTCTGAAACAGCTCAGTAAACTTCATGGCGCTTTGTGCACTTTCGCCCCATGACCGGTAAGCCTGAGCCACACGGAAATACAAGGTGACGGTATTCTCGATAGTTGAATATGACTTGTTGGCAATGTCCATCAGCTTCGTCCAGCTGGTTGCCACTTCTTCTGTGCCATTTGAAACAAGCTTAAGACGGTTTTGAAGCTGTGTAAAGCTGTCAACAACTGCAACGATCTGGTTTGCACCACTGAACGTTAGTGCAGCGGCAAGAATGCCACGAAGACTGTTCAGATATGTTGCTGTGGTTTTGGCACTGTCACCTACAGCGGCGAGCTGCTTCTGTACTGTGACAGCTCCTCTTGAATTAACGATGACATTGATGATCTGAGAAATTGCCATTACTTGCTCATCTCCTGATCAAAGATGCCTTTGACTTTGGTACTGGTTTTAGCTACAGCGAGTGCTACAGCCCTAGCGACAAATCCAGCCGTAGTCTGGTTTGAATGACCACGGTCTAGAGGACCAATATAACCTAAAGTATTCGAGATGTAAATAGAGCCTGATTTATAATTTAACAAGCGAGCTCGTCCCTGTGCCATAACAGCTAGCAGGTTTGTCTGCTCACTTTTAGAACCGCCGCCTGTATATGGAGGGGAGTGACGGGAAGCATAAGGGCTGTAAGCTCTGATACTTCCCGAGAGTGGACGACCGATGCTTATGCGCCAGTTTGATCTAGCAGCTGCTGTGTCGACAGGTGTCTCTTTAGCGAGATTATATTGCGCATCCAGGGCCTGCTGCTTGGAGACGGTGAAAGCTGCAATCTCAACTCCCTTGGCCAATCGGTAGAACCTTTTTGCCGCCTCGCCCATGTCCCCTGTCTGGTTTGCCCCCGCCATTTTTCTTCTCAGCTCTCTTTTCTACTTCCTTGATGAACCAAATATCAACCGTGCGAATTACCCCGTATAACAGAACTCGCTGGTCTTCATCTAGATCATACTCGTTGGCATACTCCCGAATAGCAGTCCAAGGTATCTCTCCGCCTTCATAGTTCCGACAGCTGCCCAAGTCAGTGTAGGCATAGTAGTAAAACTCGCTTGTCGGTTCTACATCTGGAGCATCCGCGATGGCCTTTGGATATGGCCGGTTTTCGCGGATGCATTGTCGAAGTATTGCTTGCTCGGTGGGGCCCTGTGTGAGCTCGTAACCTAGGACTGCAATCAGTTTCCCTCGATGTCCTTCAGAAGCTCCTGACGGAACAAAGCAGGGTCTTCGGCGGTTTCCTTGATGATCTTGAGCAGATCAGGAATGTCGTCGAAGGTCTTCATGACGTTCTCGACGTTGTATTCGATAACGCTTCCATCGGGACCGCTGATGCCACGAGTGTATTTGTCGCCAGCATATCCTTCGGAAAGAGCTTCACCTTCGTCAGTGAGCTTTCCATCCTTGTCCTTGGTGAGCCAGTCCAGAACAACAATCTCGGCAAACAACTTGCCAAAGAGTTTGCGGCCCTGGGCTTCACCCATCATGTCGATGGAGCGCTTGTGTTCACGGGCAATCTTTTCAGCTGCCGCGATGAACTTGGTGTTCTTGCCACCGGCTCGTGCGAGGCGTATCCTGGTGTCATCGATTTCGAGCCAGATACCTTCGCTTTCAAGCCGGGGGCTTGTCTGCATTTTGTTGTACAGTCCCATGATCTTCTCCTGATTAAGACTGGGGTTTCTAGTTATGCAACCGACGGCAGATAGTCGAAGAACACCCACAGCAAAGTGTGGTTGAAATTCGCATCCATCTTGACGGCAGTTGCAGCGTCCGACTCGAGCGGAACCATGATCGGCTCGTCGAGTGTGACTTCGGTAAGGCCGCCGCCCAGAGCAAGCAATGGGAGGTCGACAGCAAAGCCGCGATTTTCCTTGGTCACGAAGAAGTCAAGGGTCACGTCGGCATTCTGCTTGATGGCCTGGATAGCTTCGACCTTGGTGAAGTAGGCGTTGATTTCCACGCTGACTTCAAAGAGACCGATCGTCGCATCGAACCCGCCAAGGAAACCAACGGCCTTGTTGAGCGATACATTGTTGTTGACCTTGAGCGTGAGATCAGTCACGAAGGCAAACAGCGGGTCCGGTGCTTCATCGCCGGTCAGGACCTTCGCCAACTTGATGCGCGAGAAGTCTGTCGACGTATTGTAGGCATCGGACTCAACAACCGAAAGACGATTGCCAGACTTGACGCCAACCGACGAGATGTTGTGTTCATTCGTGATGGCGACAAAGGAGTAGTTGACGTTCACCTTGTCAGCTGAGTCGATGACCATTTCCATTTCGTTCGGGAAAGCGCCGAGAACATACTCAGCCTGAATTTCAGCAGGCAGGGCAGTATCCGGAGCGCCCATTTCACGTTCCAGCTGGAAGGTCTGACGGACGATCAAAGCGGCGAGTTCGTTCTTCAGAACGCGGCCGAAGAAGATTTGAACCGTCTCAGTTGTCGAAGCTTCAGCAACCATGACTGCGTCGGACTTGTCAAACGTAAGGGCACCGGAGGCTACCGACCGGATACGCTTGATGCCATTGTTCGCAGCATTGACAAACTTCGTCGGAGCGCTGTCGCCGCCAACAAAGATCATCTCGCCCGGGATGAGGCCGAGAAGGTTCAGGTTTGCCACCGAAGAAGTGATGACCGGAAGCGAACCGGCCACGTTGACGTCAAGGACGCCGGCGCCAGCCTGAAGACCAACAACCACAATCTTGGCAGTGGCAGGAGGACCTGCTTCAACAGCAAGGCCAGCCGCACGGACTTCATTTGTGCCGCCGTCAACAGCTGTGACAAGCTTGAGACCGTTGTTTCCAGCGACCGTGAAACCAGACGCGAAGATCAGCATGCCGGCAAAGTAGAGAGTTTCATCAGCAACGACATAGCCGAGAGCTGAAACAGACGACGGATTGTCGTTCTGCTTCTCGCGGAAATCGGCGTACATGAAGCCGCTCGTGAGCATCTGCGAGTTGTCGTTGGTGAAGTCCTGGTTGAAGCCGCCCGAAGCTGCCAAATCAACGATGGCACCTTTCTTACGCTGGCGGGAGTTGTTGATCGGGCGGCGCGCGAGCAAAGTCGGTTCGCCACCGAAATCATTGTACTCGTTGGGTTCCATGGAAACCCAGTCTGGCGTTGCCGGAAGAACACCCGGCTGGCCGATAACCTCCTTGGCAATCGCCAAGCCGGTTTCATTGCTGTCGATCTTGTTGCGAAGAGCCATTTTTTCCTACCTCAGGTGTTCATAGATGAAGTCAGCTACTACGAGCGTCGTCCACCAGCTTTTGTTTCTGCCACTTCCTTGACCGTGACCTTCGCTTGCAATGCGAACATCTCGGAACCACACATCACTCGGAGTTCTCTGCCCCTCGTAAGCGAACAATGCTATTTGACTAGCATCCCTTGCTGAAGCAAGACCTCCACCTAGAGGGGTGAACACGTTGATGTAGATCAGCCCCTTCTTGGAGAACTTCCTTTGACCAGCAGCTCCGACTAGGGAGACTTGCCCGCCGCCTAAGTAGTCCAAGTTCCACCTTGCCCAGGTTTCATCTGCAAGATGATCTTCAACCTTGAGATTGGGCCAGTCACATTTGTAGCCGGCGCCTATCTCCCAGGCTTGTCTAAAAATCTCAGCCATCTCACGATCAGCATCAGAGAGGTTGGTGATCATTGGCGCAACCCCAAATAGAGAAGAATTGGGACCGGACCTGGGCTGAGTTCTTCAACCTTGAATATCTTGAAGCCCTGACCATCCATGTCAATGACACGAGTGAACCTTGCAAAATCATGAACGAGGCTGGGCAGAACAAGAGCGATCTTTTCTGCTTCTTCCCACATGCCAACTTCCATGTAGGATGACTCGCCAAGTTTGATGTAGCCTGATGGACGAACGAAGATGCCCATGACACCGGTAACGGTCAGCGGAGCTCCCGGAGGACCCAGTGGGTCGTTTGCATCCGATACGCCTGCTTCATTGATGAGAGTTATCGGACGGCCGTAGTTGGTAACAGCCTTCGTAACCAGATCACGACTGCGTTGCCAATTAACCGCCAAGATACTTATCTCCTACTGACGTGATGCCGACGGGAACGACGCCGCGCATGTCACCAAGCAACCACGGGTAAAGAAGAGCCAGAACACCCGGGAAAATTGGGAGCCCGTCATGCGATACACCAACCTTTTCGGAATAGATGTTTTCGATCGGGCCGATCTTTTCCTTGACAATCATGCCGGTGCCAAGAGATATGGGAACGAGATTGGTGCCACCATGTGAGAGCAGAGCCAATTGACGCTGAGCTTCAATCACAGAATAGGGAACTTCGTTCTCTGGGAAAACTGTTGTTGTGTTGAGGTTCTTGCGCGGCCACGGAGTTGGCTGCGTGGAACTGACAACCTCACCACGCCACATCTGGGCGCGGAGATAATCTGTTGAAAGGATGCCGAGAATTGCCACGGCATCTTTTTCTGCATCAGTGGTGAACGGCAGGACGACTCCGCGAGCGAGAGCATAGTCAACAATAGACTGCTCAGTCACGAATGAGTTTGCACCCGCAACTACCGCTCCAGTTTCAACTATGAGTTCGACCTGCCGAGCCATGATTATTCATCGTCCTTGTTGTCGTCATCGTCGTTGCCGGCGTCGGCGTCAGCTTTGGCCTTTTCAGCCTTGGCTTCGTCGATGATGGCAATCAACTTGTCCGTCGGAATGTTCGACGCGAATGTCAGACCGAGTTCAGCCGCTTCAGCCTTGAGAAAATCGCGGTTCGGGTTGGTGAGCAGGGTTTTTTCTTCGACCCCTTCATCATCCGAAACCGGCTCAAGCTTGCTCTTGAACTCCGGAATAAGTTCTTCGTTGGCTTCAACGATGTCGCCGGCTTTTACCGACGGCGGAATGTCAACCAATGCACGATACTTTGCCATGATGTATTTCCTTTCCTGTTAAGAAATAGAGAGGCAGCCCTTCAGGAGTAGAGCTGCCTCCCACCAAACGACCTGCGGGAGGACTGCAGACCGATTAGTTCTGAACGACCGAGTGGAAGACACCCGACTTGCCGTTGAAGTCCGCCCGGATTTCCATTCCCATCGCGC